AATTTTCAAGCTATCGCTACAAGAATATATAATGAACGAATTGAAGCTGGAGTTGCAAAAGAACAAGCAAGAAAAGATCTTCCATTATCAACTTATACAGAAGCTTATTGGAAGATTGATTTGCATAACTTATTTAACTTTTTAAGACTTCGATTGGACTCGCATGCACAATATGAGATCCATCAGTATGCTTTGGCTATTGCAGAATTTGTTAAAGAAGAGTTCCCAATATCATGGTCTGCATTTGAAGAGTATGAGTTATATTCTTTAAAACTTTTCCAGAAAGACTATAACTTAATACAAATGATCATTGCTGAGAAATATACTCCAAAAGATATTTTTGAATTGGCCACAGAATTTGGTTGGTTGTCGTATGTTGATAATTCTTATATTAAGGTTTCAAGAGAATTAGATGAGTTTGAATCTAAGTTGAAATTACTAGGCATTTCCTCACCTTTCAGTAAATTAAATAAAAAATAGAATCACTGATGTATTATTTTTGTTTTGTACTTTTTTGATTAAATAAAGTTTGCCTCTTTTGTCTTTAATATGTCCAATTGACCCCCCACAATTGGAAGCATTTAAAACTTAAGAGGCATTTTTATTAGAAGAGATATATTTGTTTTGTCAATAAATTAATTCAAACAATAAAAGGAGCTATAATGGCTTACGAATCACCAATGCAACAATTACTCAATACTTTGAAATCAAGCAAAGGATTGAAAATCGGTTTAGGTATCTTTGGTATCTTAATCGTTCTCTGGATGGTTATTACAATCATACCAGAAGGTTCTCGAGGTTTGCGTTTTAACATGGGTAAACTTGAACAAAGTACACTTAATCCTGGCGTTCAATTTACTATGCCATTCTTTCAATCGGTTGAAGTTTTGTCTGTGCGGCCTGAAGAAATAGAAGTTGATGTTCTTGTAGGTCCGGAAGGCGCTATTACAAAAGATAACCAAACAGTCGGTGCGAGTACTAAACTATTTATATCTAACAATGAATACAAACTGCATTATCTGTGGCAAAAAGTGGGCGTTGACAAGATGAAGAGCATTGTTTATCGAACTCTTCAATCCGCATTTAAGCAAGTTATTGGTAAATATACTATATTTGATGTCGCAGCTAATCAGCAAATGATTGCTGGTCAAGTCGAAGCTCTTATAAAGCAGGAATTAAAAATCTATCCTGTCTTGGTAGATAATTTCAAAATCATTAACTACGACTGGTCAGAACAATTTGAGAAGCAAATTGAACGAACTATGGCTGAAGCTCAACAAGTGAAAGTAAAACAACAAGAATTATTGATTGCAGAACAAGAAGCTCAAAAGCAAGTAAAACAGGCAGAGGCTCAAAAGACAGCGAAAGTATTAATTGCGGAAGGAAATCTCGCTGCGGCAGAAATCAATGCTAAGGCTAAGTTCAAAGAAGGAGAAGGCCTACAAAAGTACTACATATTGACTGCTTCATTTATGCAATATGAATTGGAAAAAATCCGGCTACAAAATAAATATGAAGAAATTAAAAGATGGGATGGAAGATATGTCCCAGCAAATCATTATGGGCCAATACCCGTACAAACAGGCTCATTGTTAGGTCCTAATCAATAAAATAGGCTAGCAATCAAAGGAATTAAAAACGTACTTTGATTACGGAGATGTTGTAATAATGGTAATTATCGTATCAGAAATGATATGGGATTTAGGTTCGAGTCCTAACGCCTCCGCAAATAAAAAGGATTTACATGGCTAATAAAATACAGATTGTAACTAATGAAAAATTAATCAATGCAAAGGTTCTAATTTCAATAGGTTTTGGTAGTGATAACAAAACTTTAGAGATTGTTTATAGGAAATCTATTAATTCATGTTATGTGTATAGAGAATGCTTTAATTTAAAAAGTACTAATAAACACAAACAGACATATTGTGATTCTTTCATTATGAAAAAAGAAAAATAATCTTGAGGTCTAAAATGGCTGATGCTCTAATAGTTTTAAAATTAAGACAGAATGCTTACGAGCAAGTAATGACTTATCCTCAATATAAAGGACATTTTGATAATTATGTTTTAATCCAAGTGAAAAAAAGAATAAAAACCAAAATGGGCAATATATTACCTAAAGGTAGTATAACAATTTGTAATCCTGTCATTATTGATGATAGATTTAGTAATAAATCTGTTCTTGTTTGGTCTTTTACCCATAAAATAGATATTACAGTTCAATGCAAAGATATAGCATTTATTTGAGGTTTTAAATGACACAACTTATATATAGCAGTAGTGAAATAGAGAGAATAACTCTCAAAGGAGGAAAGTCTATATCATTATTAAATGTGTCAAGACTTTTAAAAGCTATTGAAGAGGGAAAAGATCTACAATCAAAAGCAGGTAAATTTAGCAAAGAGAGATGGGCAGATAGAATTTCAGTGTCACTATTTGATATTATTTCATATCCTGAAAATTTTAGAGTTAAACCTGATGAGTCATAATAAAATTGCTATAATCGGAGTTGATTTTGGTGAAATAGAAGCTCAATTAATATCTCATATGGTGTCAATTAATAGTAAATTAAGAAACATTGAATTGTTCGAGATAATAATTAAGACACCTGAAAGACTAGTACCTGAGATTTTCAAGCTTAGTAATGCACTATTTGAAATCCCAAAAGAAGTTTTTATTGAGAAAAGGAAAAGAAAACATTGGGTAAAATCAAAGTTTTATCATGAAAGGAATAGATTTTAAACTCCTTGAAAAACAGGGTAAATAAATAACTAAAATAGAGGTACTAAATGGAAAGGTTATACTTGACAGATAGGTTGAAACAACCTATAACAAGAACCGACATTGAACAAGCTGTATTAAACTTCCCATTCTTTGTTGAACGCTGTAAAGAATTTGAAGCTGAGCTTCAAAGAGCAAAAGGAAATTACTCTGAAATAATAGCTTTAAATTATATTCAGGTCTTTCAGAAAATGTTTCTAAAAGAATTTATTAAGTCTAAAATCAGTTGGTATTTACCACCTCTTAACAGTTTTGGACGTTACTGGGTTAAAACACAATTAATCTATTTTTATCATTTGATGCTTTCAGATCTTCTAAGAAGATTAAAAATGCTAAACAAAGAACATGCAAAGATTTTATGGAATTTTTCAGTAGACTCAGATGTATTGACGGGCCTTAGTTTTTGGGGCTGTGACTCAGTATATTCAATCAATGAAACTATTACTGAAATCTCTTTGGCTTTATTAAATACAATTATTGCAGATGTTTATGCAGTAAGCTCTTTATCTTTTCCTACTCATGAGACATTTCAAATTATTCTTGATGGGGAGGTCGATGAAGTTGAAGTAGGGGAAAATGCAAGTGAACTTGAGACTGTTCTTAAAGATAAAAGACTTGAAGAGTTTTACATATTAAAATACAGTACTACTCTTATTTAAGAAGGTTTTTTGAGAAAGCACTCTTTTCCTTCTTAATCCAAAGGCTTCGCCATATTAAATTTATGAGGTTTAATATGAGTGAAGCCTTATATTTGTTTTTATCAATTAAAAACAATTAAAAAGGGTATAAAGATGAAAAAAGAAACAATCAAATGCTTTGAAGTTGAATTAACAAGCGCAAGTCCAATTTTGTATAATAAGCCTATTATCTCCAAAAAAGAAGCTGGAGATGCTCATGAAAAATTTGAAGACAAGACTTGGAAAGAAAGACTTCATTTTGATCCAACAACTAAAGAAGTTTACATTCCTGGTAGAGCACTTAGTAACACTTTAGTTGAATGTGCAAGATTTTTATCAGAATCAGTTCCTGGTAAAGGCAAAGCAACTTACACAAAACATTTTGAAGCTGGCATATCAATTCCTGAAAATATCCAATTGGGTATTGATGAAAGTGCAGTAAGTTATCTACCAATGTTTGTACCTTCTGATGGTAAAAAGGGCGGAAGTTCAAGGGTATGGAAGAAATTTCCAGTTATTACAGAATGGACTGGAAAAGCAAGAATCATAATTATTGATCCTATTTTGATTGATAGGTCTGAAAAGGTTATTGAATATCTTGATAAAGCCGGTAAATTTGTAGGATTGTTGGCTATGCGTCCAAGAAAAGGTGGAGAATATGGACGTTTTCTTGTTAAATCATATAAAGAAGTTGAGTTATGATATGGAAACACAAGAAATTAGACATTTTCCACATAAATCAGTATTTACTGCTCAGTTGATTACATTATTGTCTTCAAAACAAGTAGGAGACATTATTTCAGATGCAGAGATGATGATCTTAATCAACAAAGATACTAGACCTAGCAGAAGTGGATATCAATTCTTATTGTCTGCTATTTCTTATGTACTTAGAAACAATGGACTAGTATGGAAACGATTATATAAGCAAGATTGTATTAAGTGCTTAAATCCTTCAGAGATATCAGATTTAACAGATGGAGAACGCAGGAGGATATCTAAGACTGCATCTAGGTCAATAAGAAAGTTAACATCAGTAAATGTTGATTCCCTCCCAGCTGAGCAACGTCAAACTTATATTTCTAAGATTGCTCAATTTGGAATGTTAAAACAATTCTCAAGCGTTAAAACATTGAACGCACTTAAATCACCAGAGAAGTCAAATAAACTTTTATTTACTCCTGACATTGATTTTTACAAGAAAACTTTTTCTAATAAAATTGCAACATCTTAATTATTCAATTAAGCTCGGTTTCATTTTATTTTACTATATTTAGTTGCTGTGGATTTGATTGTATTTCATTAAGTTAAGTTTGAGGCCTCTACTAGATTAGAGGCCTCAAATTTGATTATTAAATTTGAATATATCTAGATTGATTCAGTTAAATTGTATTAGATTGAATTGCATTAACTTCTATTGAATTGAATTTCACTTTATTCAGGTTAGTTCAGTTTCAGTTTATTAGATTCAATTATATTAAGTTTGAGGCCTCTAGTCTAATAGAGGCCTCAAATTTGATTTTTAAGTCTTTTACTTTATATTCGATTGAATTAAGTTACAGTATATTCAGTTCTGTTAAATTGAATTAAGTTAAGTTTATTATTTTAAAAGCCTTATATTTGTTTTTACCAATTAAAATAAAATTTGAAGAGGATATAATGTTGGATCCTAAGCTTTCTGAGTTAAATGAATGTATTATATTTACTCTTGAGAGATTAAGAGGTATACACTCTCTTAGATGCGTCTATTTATCTAAAAACATTAATTTTGATGAAACTTTTCGTGAGTTTAAAGCTTTTCATGATATTGAAATTGCTGAAGAAATTGATGATGATATGTTAGCTCAGATTTCAATAAATTCAGTACCATTAGTCTTAATTTCCATCTATGATTTACTAGAAGATATGATTAGAGAATATATTGAAATGGGAGACGATTCAGAATCTTTAGCTGCGTTGACTGATCACATTGTTATTAATTATGAAGAATTCTTAAAGGAGCATTTAAAGTGAGTACAAAAATAAAATTACCTTTGGTTTATGATAATGAAAAATGTAATCAATTTGTTAAAAGAATGGTTAAGGCTAATATTCCGGTTAGAGACTATCATGGAAGATTCTCTTGGACAGGTCCAGCAGTCTGCACAAACAGAAGAAAAGAAATTTACGCAGATGATATTAAAAAAGCTGCAAAAATGAAACTTCAAAGAGATGAGATGGGTTTAGAGATCATCTATTATCCAATTGATAGAGGTAGACTCCTTGAAGATAATATAGAAGAATTTTATTCTGAAGATAATAAAAACTAAACAAAAGGCTAATCATGAAAGCTGCTCTTAAGATAATTGTTAAAAAATCCTCAAAGAATAATCAATGGTATTTTTCTATTGTTTCAAGAAATGGAAAAATTATGGCTCAAAGTGAAGGCTATAAAAAAGAATCAAATGTTTTAAAATCTATTCAAAGTCTTAAAAATAATCTTTTCCTTTCAGACACTATTGTTATCAGACCTTTGAGAAAGTAAGATAAGTTTTAGCAGCTGTAGTATTAATTTTGTTTTATCAATTTTTAAAAGAGATAAAATTATGTGCAAAAAGACACTAATAATTGCATTAATGTTGTTTTTTACTTCAATTGTAATTAAGAGCCAGCCTTGGATTAGTCAAGCTATGGGCACTTTTAACTTAAAACAGTTAGTAGTATCATCTCAAACACATGGAAATGGATCAGGTCAATTCTTTTTGGGTATAGGTTCATATCAATCTCAATCAGGTCAAGAAATGATATATTCTTGTTATGTTGAAAGGTATGGAATTATATATCCATTAAATATTCCTGCAAGATTTGTTACCATAATAGAGTCTAATGAGCATTTGCATTTGTATGTTTTCTTAAACACTAAATCAATGAATATGGCTTTATCTTCTGGCAATGTTCAAATTACTGATATTAATAATTTTGTATCACAGTATTTTTCTTCTGACTCATACGCTAAGTCATTATGTAATGCTGAATTTAGATTCTATATACCAAAGAATTCAATTATTAATACCATTGATTTGAATTTAAAGACAAGGTAGTATTAATTTTGTTTTATCAATTAAAAAAAAGGTATTATATGCTAGAGCTCAATAAAAAACTTTCATGGTTTGAGTGGTCTTTAGTCGTCTTAATAGTATTCTTAGTATTTGCCGGAAGTTTTTATATAAAAAGTCTAAAGGACGAGAGGGATCAATTACTTATTTCATTCAAACAAGATCTATTTCGTTCTGATCTTCAATTTGTAAAAGAAGACATTGAGATGTATGGGTATATTTCAAAAAGAGTCAATAAAGATTTTATTGGTTCAATCGAGAAGGCTTCAAAAGAATATTCAATTCCGGTTGGAATGCTTCATTCAATATTTAGGGTTGAGTCAGATTATAGATGGATGATTAATCACCCAAAGATATTTGTAAAAGGTAAAGAAACAAATGCAATTGGTCTAGGTGGGGTGGTTTGGGAATACTGGAGTGATAAATTAATAAATAAAAAAATTGCTGAAAACAGAAATGATCTTTATATACCAGAAGTTAATATTGAAGCTGCGGCTTATATTTTAAGATATATTATTAATGAAGAAATTCATAAACCAGGGGCTGATTTATTAGGCAGAATTATTACGCGTTATTATGGAGCTTATTCTGAACTATACAAAGATAAAACAATTAAAATTACCAGTGAGCTTTGGATGAAAAAAATGATCAGAGATATTAAATTAATTGGTTTTGTGAAAATTAAGTAGGTTATTATGAACTTTGAAGAAAAAGCTTATTCAACTCTGAAGACTTGTACTCATTATTGCGTTGTGCATAAAGGCATTTTTAGAAAAAGAAAGATTATATTTGCTTTTAAGAAAAATATTGGTACAAATGCTTGTTTACGGCTCGAGTCTTCAAAAAAAGGATTAAAGGTTATAAACGCTTATCAATATATTGCAGATGATGGGTTTTCAGTTATAATGGATGAACACACAACAGTAAATGTTTCTAAAGAGGTTTTTGATAAGCTTGAAGAATGCATAATTGAAAATTTAAATGAATGGAAATAAAATAAGGATAATAGATATGATCTCACCAATGTTATTTGCTCCAATCTTTTTCAGAAGAGGTAGAAGAGGTGGAATAGGAGGTCCTTCATCTAAACCTGTTGAAGACACAAGAACTCAATGGCAAAAGTATTTAGATGAACCAATTTGGAGACCCTCAATATTCTTTTTCTCTTTTGCTCTAGCTTCTTTTATTTTCCTTTTGGTCTTTGAGGCTGCTATACGTTGTCTTGCAGTAATTGGAATAGAAACAATTGAAATCACAAATCAGTGGTCAATAATTATATTAACTGGAGATTATTTTATAAAGTTTTGTGCTTTATATTCTCTATTATATCTATTGTTCTTGATAATAGGTCTAATCTTATTACCTTTTGCCATACGCAGAAAAGATAAAGCAATTAAAGCAGGAGATGAAGAATAAGTTTAAGCCGGAGATTTTAACACTAAACAATCGGGTAAAGCGTTAATTTGTGTATTGTGAGGGTCACAATAAACACTCCGGCTTTATTTTTTAAAGGATTTTTAAAATGAATGGTTTAGAAGCATTATTGATATTAATGGGGTTGTTTGCATTTTTTATTTATATTTCAATTTCATCAAATTGGTACCATGAAATAATTCAACTGCGAAAAAAAGAACAAAGATGGATGGATATATATGTACCAAGTCTAGATGAAATCATTCAACATGAAAGAAGTTCAAAATTTATCAATGGTTTAATTTTTTTAATAGGCAGAACTAATAGACTATTTATTGCAATTAAAAATATTAAACACTTTAGGTTTAATTTAGATATTGCCAAAGCTTATCGAGAGTTATCAATCAATAAAAATATTATTCAATAAAATCACGAGAGTACTATAATGGAAGTAACAATTAAAAACATGCCGGTTCTGGAAGTTGAAGTAAAGATTAACAAGAAACAATTCTTTTTTAATCTTGAAAGAGATGGGAATAATTTTGGTGTTATTAAAGTTATTAATATCATTTCAAGTGAAAACAATACTAAAAATGTATTTATAGAAATGGCAGTAGCTCCTGAAATTGCTGCAATTTGGAACATGACTCCTGAAAATTCTCAAGCTATTATTCAAAAGAATTATCCAGAGCTCCATCCTTTAACTGAAGAAGTAATAAAATTCTTACTTAAGCATAAGAAATTGGATGTGCATTCGGACTTTATTGATTCTTTTAATAATGATTTTGAACCTAATAATGAAATCTTAAAAGGTCTAACCTTTGTAGCTTCTCAGCCAAAAATTGTATCTATCGATAAAAGGAACCGTAATATTAACTGAGGTTAAATGGACCAGAACGAGTTATTAAAGTTTAAGCTAAGAGAAAGTGTTGAGACTATTAATAAGTGTCATACACTGCTTGACAAAATTAATATGCCAAGAACTTCAAGGGATAATAAAATGTTTTCTCTAGAAGAAAGAATTTCAATATTAGTTGATATAAAGAATGATCAAATCAAATACTCAATTTTCAGCAAATTTTTACATAAATTGAGAACGAAGCTTTATATTTGAATTATTGATTTAAAACAATTTGATTTTTGTATTGCCTAGCCTTTGCAATATGACTCACTCACCAATAGGGGTAGGATGAATTTCCGCCCCCTATAAAGGCATTAAATTTGAGGAAAATATGGCAGAATTAACTCAACAACAAATTGATAGTATAGCTGAAACTATAAAAGCTATGGATCAGTATACCCTTTGTAGGAATTGGAGGTTTGCTCCTTCTGGTACTTTAATGTTTAGGAAAGATTTAATTACTAGTGAAGGTAAAAGTTTGGGAGATTTATTTTCAGACACTCTGAAAGAAAAAGGTGGATTTACTTCAGAAATTTCAAAAGAATTGGGGTGGTGAATTGACTAAAGAACAATATGATATTTATATTGAGAATAGAAATCATAATCCTCATAAAATTGATTACCTCTACAGATGTTTATATACTGGTGCAGGAGAAGAGTATCAATTAGAAGGACAATTTAACTGTTCTATTAAGGAATTGAAAGAGCTTTATCCAGGTGTTCATCATACTCAAATAACATTACTTAAAGCGCTTTTTATTTCTCTAGATGAAGGGCTTAATAATCAACCTATTCAGGATCAATTGCTCGAAGAATTTAAACTTTATGTATCAAATAAAGATTTATTTGATACTGATATCAGTAAATGGCTGCTTCTTATTGAAACAGATAGTTATGAAGAATTAATGGAAGGATGATATGGCAAAAAACCCTATTAATCATATGAAATCTGCAAATACTTCGATTTATGAAAGTTCAAATTTTATGTCCCAGAGACTTTTTATAAAGTCTTTGAGAAAGTTTATTGAAGAAAATTATAATTTGACTCAGTCTCATGCTTTCATGCAAATGCTTTTGTTATTGAGAGATTATTACTATCACAGAGTAGTTAAAGAGGCTTATGAGAAAGCAAACCTTGTTTTCTTTGAAAGAGTTTTAAAAGGTGATATCCCAGTAGGTCCATTATCACTAGTAGATAAAAATATGCCAACCCTTAATGAGCTCCCATATTTAATTGAAGATATATTGGAAAGGGAAAATTCTAGGTATTATGAGGCTGTTTTATCTGGTCGTCCTCTAATACAGGACCATCAAATCAAAGGATATACTTGGTTATATAATGAGATGACTTCATTTATAAAATTTAGGAAAGATATTAAATGAGAAAAAGAAAGCCTTTAGGTATTTATGGAATGTGTATAGGTAAGAATACTTGTATAGGTACAAAACCAAAAAAGGTCATTGTTGTTTATTGGAGAGAAAATAAACAAAAGAAGACTAAGAAGTTTTATTACCATGTTTATGCTAAACCTTTAGGTACTTATGTAAGATCAGATATTTATTCTGTATCAAAAAAAGCATTGAGGTTCAGAAACTCACTTAGTTATTATAAACTTAAATTCTCTCATATTACTCAAAAACAACTTTTTACTGCTATTGATTCTCTTAATTGGAGGTTTGACATATAATGATAAATACTATATCACTTTGTGATGGAAAGTATACTTTTAAACATGATGATGAGATTGGTTCTTTTATTTGTTTAAGATATGGTGGTAATTGGAGAAATTTTACTGGAGATGGTGCAGTTCTTTCACTATTTCAATATATTCAAGATCTTGAACTTGAATTAAAAAAATCAAAGAATCAACTTGAAATGATGAAAGAAGATTATCATGCTCAATTAAGTCAAAATGCTTTAATTCAGAGTCAAAATGCTTTTAATCAAGACCCTAAGTTTCAAGAATTAGGTGAGTTTGAACTAGATGATATGCTACCTATTGAAAATCCATATTATATTGTAGTTAATAAACATAATAGAGTAATTGCCTATGGTAATCATGACGAACAAGCTGTTAAAACTTGGGCAGATGAGTGGGCAATTGAGAGTGATATGATATTAGATGTAGATTACGAAATAATATTAATTGATTTACTTAAACCAACTCAGAAAGAACAGTATTATGCTGTTATTAACAAAGTTAATAAAGTAATTGCTTATGGTCATCATAATAAAGAAATAGTAAAAGATTGGGCTTCACAATTTGCTGAAGGTCAATTCAGTTATGAAATAAAAAGATTATTCTCAAGGAAAATAGGTTTATGAAAGAATATTTATTTATTGTAGGGTATTCTTGTGATCCCAAAAAGTATATAACGAGAGTATATGCTGATTCTTATGAACTAGCAGTGGATTTTTTCATGGAAGTTAATGGTCTTGATAAACAAAAATATCGAGGGGTTGTATCAACTGTAATTGAATTAACAAGTATGTCATATAAAAGAACTAAGTAGTATTAAATTTGTATTGTAATTAAAATTGAGGTTTAAAATGGCAAAAACTGTATTAGCAATAGTGCTCAATAAAAAAGATTCATCTCAAACCCTTTTATCTGTTTTATCTGAAGGTATTAATGATAATTTTAATACTTCAGATCTTGAAGAAAGAAGAGTTAAAAATAAATCTATTTATGATGAATTTCAAGCTATTAATGACCCATTCATTATTTCAAAATTTAAAAATACACGTGGATTTTTAGATGCTAGAATGAAATGGGAAGTGGATCGTTGTTTTACAAATGAGATAACTTCTGAGTTGTCAGAAGAGATGCATATTAATAATGAAGAAGCTCAACTGTTAATGGAAGAACTTACTTATATTATTGTTAATGCTGCTGCAAGATTAAAGATGTCAAGATATTCTCTAATTGAAGCAATTAAGACCAATTGCTCGGATAATTTTTAATGTATCTATACAATAAATTGAAGGCATTTTATTATGCAAATTCCAAATAGTATATTAATAGAGCAATATCATAAACTTTATAAATGTTTGAAAAAGATTAAATCTATTCATGCTCTATCTGTTAAAAACTTCATTGATTATTATTCAATAAATAGAAGGATATATTATATCCCCAATCATGATGAATACTTAATGGCTTTATTGAAAACTTTGAAAAGGTCTAAGCTTCTAAAGAAGGGTAAATTGAGGGTTATAGAGTTTAAGTTATTAGATGTTCCACCTCATCATTGTGGAGATATTACTTTATGTCTTAGTGACTATGGAGCAATGAATTCAATTGTTGAGTTTTTTAAGTATGATAAATTTGAGTACAAGAAACAAATAATTAAAAAGAAACTTACTAAATTATATCCTGATTTAAATCATTGTATTTGGGCAGTTATTATGTTTATAGTTGATAGATCATTGGAAGATTCTTTACAGAGTAAAAAAAGATGAAAGCTATAATAAGTATTTTAATTTGGGTCTGCATAGTAATATTGATATTAAGACTTTGGAGAAAATAATAATCTATTGTAGAAATAATATTAATCAATACTTAAGAGGGCTTATGTTCATTTATTATATTTTTTCATTTGATTATATTAATAATATTGAAAAATCAATTGAAGTTATTAAAATTAAAGCTAAGTCTAAAATGAAAGTTGAAGAATATATAGATTCTAGCTTAGCTACTAATACAAGTACTGATATAATCTTAAATGGTGAACAATTTAAAATACTTGAAAGTAAAGTAAAGATATCAAAAAAGTTAAAAACAATTGATATTTCTGATTCAGATGAGTTTTAAATGGATAATTGTATAGATATACAGGAACAATTTGAACAAGAAGAAACTAATCAAAAACTTCTTGAATTATTAAAGAAATTACCAGAAAGAGAACGTACGCTACTAATCCTCAAATATAGAGATGGTTTATCAATAAAAGAAATTAGTAGAATTCTTGATGTGAAACCTATGTCTCTTTATATTATGCATCAAAAAATCTTCACTAAGCTAAAAACTGCACTTGAATAGTCAGATGTATTATATTTGTTTTGTCAATCAAAATAATTTGAAAGGAAACAAATATGTCCAAAGAATTAATAATTCCTAAATCACTTTCACATTTCAAAGATGGTTTACATTATTTAGCATTTGATACATTGAATGCTCAAGCGCCAAAAGAAAACAGAGATCATTTGAAGCTTAATGGGTATAATACTGTTGAAGAATTGATTAATGGAGATTTTGATTTACAAATTTATCATGCTGAAAACTTGATTATGCATATTGATCTTGAACAAAAAGGAATTTTCTTTACTGAGGCTTCACTTGAGCAATGTTTAAAGATAGCAAATCTCGGTGAAGATAAAATTATGGAATTATATTCAAAGCATGATATATCTCATGATGGTGGAGATGATTTTGATTATGGTCAAAGTTTTCCTGGGATGCTTTTTGATATTATGGATGCTTGTGTAAAAGATGAAACAACTGAAACTGCGGTGTATCTTCAATGACAAAATATAATTTTGAGCATTATACTGATATGGATAATTTTTCAAAGGAAACAAATATGCTTAAGTCTTTAATTATCCCAAAACATTTTTCTTACTTTAAAAAGGACCTACATTTTTTAGCGTTCAATACTCTTGAAGCAAAATTTCATGAAATGATGAAGACTCTAGATTTAAGGCATGAACATTGGGGTTTAATCGAAGAAAAGATTAATAGAGATTTTGATTTGAAAATTTACCATGCTGAATCATTAATTATGCATATTGATACTATTCAAAAAGGTATCTTCTTTACAGAAACTTCACTTGAAAAATGCATTGAAATAGCTAATAAAGATGAACATGATATTATATCTCTTTATGCATCTCATGGATTTTCCTATAATGGTGAAGACGATTTTTATGATGTTCAAGGTTTTCCTGGATGGGTTCTTAATATTATGAAAGCTTGTGTTGATGATAAATCTATTGAAACTTTAGTACATTTCTAATGAGTAAATATAGTTTTGAACATAAAACTGATATGGATAATTTTTCAAAGAAAGATTTTACATTGGCTATTGAGGTAGTCGAAGGTTTAATAAGTAGGACTACTAATCCACTTGAGTTAAGGAAATGGAAAACTCGATTAGATGATCTTAAAAGAAGGATGAAAAAATTAAAATGAGAAAAGGTTATAATAAAATTACTAGTAATAGAATTTATATTACTTATTCTGACAGTAATGGAAAACTTCATCTTCAGGGTAAAAGACAAATTGATAAGTACAAAGACCATCCGTTAATTAAAGTGGCAGTAAAAGAAAAGTCAAAAATTGCTATGGTTAAGTTTATCAGAGGTAATTACAAAGAATATATTAGCCTTAGAACTGCTCTTGATATAGTGAATGCTATTATGATAGGCTCTCATAAAGATTTCTTAACCACAATGGAGGTTCTTGATACAGAATTTACTTATTGTGGTCCTATAGAAAGTTCTTTTTCAAAATTTAAGAAATTTAACCTTGCAGAAGTTTTACTATTAGAAGAAGAACTAAAACTAATTGAAACATCAAAACTCAAAACAATGAGGACGTCATTAAAAGAATTGGTTTTTGCAGAAATGTATAGCTTTTTTAAGAATCAACCCCCATCAATATTAATACAAAACTTTCAAGCATTTTCAAAAGAAATAATAAGAAGAACATGAAAACTATAAAACTTAAAAAACTTGTCGAAAGAGAAACTAAAGATTATGGCAATCTTTTAGAAGAAGCTCTTTGTGGAAATTGTGATGGAGTATTATTAGGATATGATGAAGAGATCTGTCCAAGTTGTGGTTGTTTAGTAGATTGGAATATCAAAGCAGAAATTATCAAAGCTGAGGAATAGATGGCTTTTAGTAAAGATAGAGAAAGACAGAGGGATCAGGCAATTATAAACAATTATAAATCCATTGTATTTGGGCAGGTCAAATCTATACAGATTACTTTTATCTGTCCTTGTTGTCATCAATATGAAAAGTTGGGTTTCTCAGAGGGTTTATTTTTATTGGATTTCAAAGAGCATCAATATAAGCATAAAGCTTGTGGTAATGTTTTTCCATTAAAGATTCAAATGCCAAAATGACAGAGATATTATACTTGTATTGTCAATTAAAAAGAGGTAATATATATGATGAAGATTAAAGTAGCAGACTATTTTGCAACTTCAGGGTCTGATCAAATGTCAATTTCATTACCAAATAATCTATTAATTGGTAACAGATTATACTTAATGAAAGGCTCAGAAGTTTATTTTAAAGTCTCTTGGGGAAGGTTAATCTTGAAAATTGAATTTTTTCTTGAGCATACTAAAGATCAAGGCTATTATTTATTACATAATGCTTCTGATCATAAATATATCCTTCCAAGAAATTTACCATTCTTTAATAAATATTTTTCTTGCATTGAGTATTTTGATGTAGTAGATGCTAATCCAAATATTAACTCAATAACAATATCTTCTAGATTTATATTTAAATTATTGTTTCTTCAAAGATATAGCTCTTTTAATGATGTTAAAATTTTCTTAAGAAGATTAGTATTTAAAGGGAAAAAAGAAAATAAAAATGAAAATGAAAATATACCTGTTGAGGCTGCAAATGTGGCAGATCAATCAATAACTCAAGAGAATTATAATCCAGAGCTTTTTGCGCTTCAATCAAAGAAACATGCAGAAGCTCTTAAAAAACTAGAATCAAAAATTAAAGTAATTGATGTTAACAAGTTAAGTAAACATGACCGTTACTGTGGTTTATATAGCTCAAGGAATCATATCCCAAGAATCAGATTCAGTTCCTATTTTAGAAGTCTTTTGAATTGTAAATTGTCTGCTATTAATGATGTTGATGATACTGATTCAAGAATTACATACATCATTGAGAATGTGGTTGAAGATGATAATTTATTAAAGTTTTGTATTATGATAGAAAAATCATTAACAGGTAAAAAGATATCTTGTGTTGGTGATAGAGCTTATCTTGAAAGAGCGCACAGACTGCAAGGAGCCCCGTCTGAATTTACAATAGCTAAGAATGTATTTGAGCCAATATATAAATTGGTTGGTACAGCAAAACCTACTAATATTAGCTTTGATGAAACATATAAGACTTTAGCTATTTGTTTTGAGTTAGACAAGACTTCAAAAACACCATATAAGTTTGATAAATAACAGGAGACATACTTTTGAATACTTTTAATTTTAAAGCATCAATGATTATAGTTTTCTTAATAATCACTATTATATGGATGGTGGTGTTTATGATTAAGAAAGAACATCAGTATAAAAGAAAGATTATTGTTGAGAAAGTACTGTCAACTAGCTTAAATAAATATTCAATAAATTATTATATTCAATCAGTCGGATGGATAACTGAATTCTCAGATATAGTATCAAAAGGGAATATAGTAAAAGTTGAATATGATGAAGTATACGTAAGAATTCCTTTGTGGTATTTCCCTTTTTCTTATGGTAATAATTCTTTTACTTATATTCACTCAAAAGGTATAAGTATTGAACCTATAATAAATTAATTTTAAATCTTGTTAATAAACTAAAAGGTATATAAATGAAATTTTACAGAATGCTTTTAATAACTTGGTTGTTACTAACATTTATAGGTTGTGCTCCCAAACAAAAAATTATTACTGGGTATGAAACTAAAATAATTTTTGTTCAAGAAAATAATTATGAATCTAATAAAAGATTTAATGAGTTAACTACTGCTGGGTGGGAAATTAAATCAAGCCGAAGAGCATGGACTGGTTCAAGACGCGATATGAAATGGGGTACAGAGTATTCTATGCAAAAAGCTATTTATTCAGAATGATGTATTATATTTGTTTTGTCAATCAAAAACAAATTGAAAAAGGTTTGATATGGATAGTAAGTTAAATTTTATTGAAGCATCTAATCCATTTGAAAAGACCTTTGTTCTAAAAAACCATCATCATATAATATCTAAGCAAAAAACTATTACTGCTAAAAAGACTCTTGGTAGAAATGACTTTTGTTTTTGTGGTAGTGGAAAGAAATATAAATTTTGTTGTATTGATAAAAGAGGAATCATATGAAACTCAATAAAGCTCAAATATCTGCAATTGCGTCAAAGATTAAAAATGCTAGAATATTACAGATTGTAAAAGAAAAGAAACGATTAGAAAAAGATGCATCAGTCAATTTATCCTTGGGTAACTGTTTAGCTATCATTAAGAGAGCAGAAGATTTATTGAATAAACTACCTTTTAAAGCAGATGTCTATATATCTTCTTATTCTGTAACAACTCAAGAATCTGCAGTTAAAGATAAATTAATTGATGCAAGAATTGAAGCTTTGAAAATTAATACTAATCATGAAAGTATAATGGAAGAGATTCAATTGGCTTTGATCGATTCAAAAGATCTTGAAACACTGTTAAGTAAATTTGATATTAAATTATAAATGGAATCATTTCAATATATTCCAGAATATATTTTTTCAAAAGAGATTCCAATGTGGGTTGATTCTTTGGTATTGGAGTTTAGAAAGAGAAATGGTATTAGAAAATCAAATAACTCTTTTGTTTACAGAGATGAATTACAGTTTGTACATAGAAATATGCCAAAGGTACTAGATTATTCAAAAGGGAATAAATAACAATGAAGCATTTGCAAAAACACTTGTTAATTATAATCGAAAAAGTAACACCAGAATTAAGAATACTTATTACCAATTCAAAATTTGGTAGAAAGTTTAATGCTTTTTTTCTGAATGATGAAGACTCACAAGATTTTCATTTTATAATACCTTCAGACTTAATTATACATAATATTGATGAAGATTTAAGAAATGAATTTGGTGTTTTGGAATTCCAAGTTTGTGCACTTCTTCCTGATAAGATATATACTTCAATAGATAGTTCCAAAATACCAAATGCAAGATTTCTTGAAGATGCTGCAGAACACCTTGAGACACAGGCTCAGGTCTTCATTCAGAGGAGAAATAAGTCTCCTGAGCAATTCTTATCCAAGATGCTTGATAGAATACTTTTGTTTGCAATTGATCATATAAAGCCAGAATCAATTGAAGTACCCGTAAAATCATCTGTTACAATACATCAGTTTCCAAAGAGTACATCATAATTTCAAATATAGGATAAATATGTTAAATGAGCTTATCTTATTAATTGTTTCATATGTGGTTCAATTGTTTGTTCTCATAATACTTGTAATAGATGGATATCCATATATTGAAACTAAGAAACAATTTCACATTTTAATGATACCTTTTATTTTATGGTTTTTCTTGCTCTATAGAATGTGTATTAATCTAATTGATACTTTTAATGATATTAAAGAATATTTTAAGGATTTAGATTGATGGGATATGGTCAAAAAAACATTGATGCACTTCAAGAAATTATTAAACGTTATGAGTCTATAACGGATGATATGATAAAAAAAGTATATGTTGAGTATAAAGAACGTCACCAATTATCCTTAATTACTGAAAAAGAAATATGGGAAAGAATGCCATATCTTGTTAAAAAAGAATATATTTTGGATGGACATGAATGTTTATTATGTAAATCATTATATAAAGAGTCTGTTACTGATAAAAATTGTAAGTTTTGTATTTTATATGATAGACAAGAGTATAAATTTTGTACTTTTCATATTACTTATATATCTTTTGATTCAAATTGCACAAATCATTTAATGGTTTATGAAATGATTAAAGCAAGGATTAATTATTTGAAAAAAGTATTAAAAGAAAAGGCTGGAATTGAATTATGATATACTCTAAAGAGCATATTGATGCTTTGAAAGAAGTCATTAAACGTTATGAGTCTATAACGGATATTGATATATTAAGAATACATTCTAAGCATAAAGCTACTTATCATCCTTATACTTGGGAAAAGATGCCTTATTTAATTAGAAAAGAATTAGTATTTGAAGATGGAGAATGTTTATTGTGTAAGTCCCTTAATAAAAATACTATTATTGATAAAGAATGTATGAAATGTATTTTATTTGTTGATGAACATCCTTGTGTTAAGAGCTCTACCTACTTATTAATGGGAGAACACTGTCTTTCTATAATTCATCTTGTCAAACTTATTAATGCAAGAATTAAATATTTGAAAAGAATATTAAGTGAAAAAACAGGTGTTGAGCTATGACATATTCTAAAGAACATATTGATACTTTAAAAGAGGTTATTCGACGATATAGAAGTATTACTGAGAAACAAGTTTATAAAGAATTAGAAGACTTTTCTGCAGGAAAAGTGCCCAAGAAATTAAAAAATAAATATGTTCTAAACGTATTTGGTACTTGTTTATTATGTGAGCAAGTTTATTTTCCATATCATTTTTTTGGTATGTCAGATAATTGTAATAAATGTATTTTAGGTCAAGATGATCATTTTAAGAGATGTAAATCTCATCCTAGTTACATACTTTATGATTATGAGGATTTACCTCCCTCACCTAAAGCTATATTAAAATTGTTAAATGATAGAGCTGATTATCTTCAGTCTATTTTGAATAAATATTCAATGGAATTATTAGATGAGCTTAAGAAAGATTAAAACAGCCAGTAAGACTTTGAAGAAACAGCAGATTATTTCAAAAGCAACAACTTCAAAATTACAAGAAGCAGTTCCTGAATTATTGGATATATTACGCAGTGGAGACTATTCTCATAACAGGTCTCTTCAAACTATTGAAATAACAATCTCAGTAACTTATGACACTAAGTAATATTAGAACAAAAATCATTTCTGAAAATATTAATATTGTTTTGAGACATGAGAAAGAATTAACTGATTGGGAATTAGGTTTCATAAAGAGTACGCATAAATATTATACTCAAAAAGGAGATCTTTCACCAAGACATTTTAATACACTGAAGAATGTCGCAGATAAATATAGAAATAAATAAATTGAGGTACAAAATGAAAGCAGTAATAAAAATATCTGAAGATGAATTAATGAGTCGCTCTGATTGTGTTAAAGAGACCAGAGAAAATATTGATAAAATAGATGAGATCTTAGCTCATAAAGGCCCTATTCGAATTGATGGCTTCAAAATTAGATTGGCAAACGACCAGGATATTGATGATCAAACTACGATAACATTATCAGACGCTTTCATTGAAGACATTCTTTCAAAAACTGTTCTTGTAGATAGCCTTCTCAAATTGAAGAAACAATATCAAGAGGTTATTGTTGGAGAGCTCACTTTTCCAATACTAGATAATAGTTTGATGAAAAATCTTTTGAATATTCGGTCTTATATAATTGAATACAATAACTTGGAGTCAGAATACAAAGTTATTGACCGAATATATCTACCATCTGCTTTGCAAGGAATTCAAGAATTGATTGATAAGCTTGAGGTTAAAGATGAAAACTTATAATGAAATTGCTATTTTTGAGAGTATTGATAATACTAAAAGGATTGAAACAGAAGCCAATTTGTTTATGGAACATTTGAGAAAGACTAAGAATGATTTAACAATTAAAGTTCTATTATCAACCTCACAATCACATTCTCTTTATGGTGGTGCACCAATCACAACAACTATTTGTATACATTATTCATATAAGGAAGACGTAAATGGGACAAATTAAATTGACTTTGCAAGAATTTCAAAAAAAGATTAAGATTATATCACAGCTTCAAAACAAGATAGATGAAATTGATGCATTGTTGTTGAAAGATTCTGATTCAATTGAAGTTACTAATCTTTCATTGAGAAAAAGTTTGTTACCACATGAACCAAGATACATAATAACAATTTCTGAAGATCTTTTACCTGACCTTGAATTAGAATCTGCTATTATTTCCAAATTGAAAAATTTGAGAAAGAATTATATTAAATTTATTGAAGATGAATTACCTTTTAAAAATGGAGATGAATTGTGAAGTATTACGTGATGTCTATAGAAGAGTTTAAACAAAGGTTAAGTGACATCAATGCACTTGAAGTATAAATTAATGAAAATGAGAAGCTCGAGATTCAAAAAGGTAATGGAAATTAATAAAAAGGATAAATGATGACATTAATAGATATTATTTTGTTTGTTATGACTTGGTCAATACTTTGTTCAATTTTCGCTGTAATTATCTATAAAATTGGCATAAAAACCAAAAAACAGATAGTGCCTACATCAAAATCATCTTCACTGAGAGCTCATCAATCCAGAATCATATCCTCCAAGAATGCCCCGTTGGTCACAGATCTTCTCACTAAACATTTGAACGATATTCAGAAAGATCACCAAAATGACAATCTGACTTTCACAACGCAGTATTCCACAGACCTGACATCTTGGTCGGTTCTGATCATCTGGTCTTGGGATGGTCCCACAGATACCATTTGACTCTCTTTTCAAAATATTGACTCCATATCCCATTCTCCACACACAGATAGTCCAATTCAATAAATTTTCCAAAATATCCAAAATACAATCATCTCCACATCTGGACACTTCACAGCCTCCGTCCGTCCTCTCACCCGCCACCTATCAAATTTATATTATAGTACTCATTACTTTGGGGGTGTACGTTAAAAGTTTGGTGCCCTTATAAGTTGTATTCTTTATATAATAAATACTATTCATTATAAGACTTAAACTAAAAACAATAGCATTCCAAATACATACATTAACATAAATATATAAGGAAAATATGCTAAGAGTAATGTATTGAATGGATAAAATAAAATATCTTTTCAAAGAAAACTCTATCTTTTAACATACAATAGGAATAATAGTAGGATAATGAATGTAATGGAAAAGAAAAGGAAAAATGTAAATTTAACCGGCTGGGACGGATAAAATGGCTATAAGCTTAACCAGTTTTAAATGGCTAACCGGCTATGTTACTATGTATTAATATTCAATAAAAGCGACCTGTCAGTTCCGTGCAGCCGCCATTAGGCTGGAATAGATGTTCCAGCAACTTGAAACATCTTGTAATTGATAGATGGAACAAAATGTTCCACTGTTCCAGTAACTTGAAACGATGTTCCAGCTTCAAGCCGGTTAGCCAATGAGCCCCTAGTTTGTTTTTCTTTTCAATATAAGTAACTTTATCTATCCAAAATGGCTCCCGTAGATTATTCAAGGATATCCAACGAACAGCTCTCAATAACCACACCAGATAGCAAATGTGCCCCTATTGCAAATTCCAATTGTATCCTTGGCATACTTTGGAGTCGTCGGGCTTTCTTTTGTAGTCGTTGGCAAACCTTGGTAAAAAGATACCATTGTTGCCAATATACAATACTTAGCCCAGATCTCCATCTTTGACCGGCTAATAGGCACAAACTATGGGATATAATACATAAGTTGAGGAAAGAAGCCCAGAATATAAGATATGATAGCTGCGACTTACTTCGTCCACTGGACTCGCTGATTAATGATATAGGATTAGATAGCTGTATTATATTTGTTTTGTCAATTAAATAATAAAATTGAGGTACCAGATGCCATTTACAATTAATGCAGAAAAACATCTTTACTCCGATGCTATTGAAGAATATTATCATACTATAAAACCTAATATTAAAGCAAAATTTACTCATTATGATTTATCACAGCTAACGGATGATCCAGGTAATACAACTCTACATATGGTATCTATTAATGCTGGTTATGATAATCTAATGTCCAAACAAGAAGTTGAAGGATTGAAAGAGTATTTTAACATCACATTTGATGATGAAACAATGGTTTGGATCTCTCAAAATAATGAAGATATTTTTATTATAAGCTCCATACAGTAACATTTTATTGCGCGCTATCATCTGGGCAAAGATGTCAGCTATCTCACCCATATGGATGATACACTAATGTCCCAGAAAGTTATATAACTTTCAGACGTCTGGACAAGCAGGCATAACTGATAATTATAATAATCTTTTTGGGGCAGAGGTGTGCTCTTAGATTGCTCTGTTATATATGTTAATAAAGTTAAAAAATGGTTGATAATATTGATAAAAGTATTTATTTTTGAATTGTCAATTAAAATAAAAAATAATTCAAAAGGAGGCAACGTAATGCAACAATATTTTGATACAATCAATTTGAAGCAGGTAAGAATAAAAGTACATCATAATACAAAATGCTTTTGTTCTACCCTTCCTAAACAAAAAACATACTTAACTGAAGCGGAAGAAGCTCAAAAAATTAAAGATGCTCAAAGAACAAAATTATTGAATATGTATAAAGAATCAAATAGGGTAAAGCCTTTTGTTCTTGAATTGAATCAAGCTATTGCAGCCAAAAACAATCCTCTCCTTGTTGAGTTAATAACCAAATATGGTATGGAATTTGGCTTCTTTAATAAAAAAATTGAATCACTAATTGCTCAAAAACCAATCCTCATTTCAAAAATTGTTATAAATCATTATTTAAAAACTCTTGATGATACAAGTCAAACAATCCGTTCTTCAAAATTCATCCCATTGAAGCTTAAATATACAATATCAAAGAAGGATAAAGAAAGGCATAATAGGGTTGAAGAAGAAATTAAAAAATTGAATCCAAATTATGAAATGAACCTTTATATTATTGAAGACTAATTAACTAATAAGCTATAAGGAGGCAAAAAATGGAAGTTTACCAAGATACACTGCGGATTAAAACAATTAAAAATGTTCCTCCAACTCAAGCGGAAGTAATACAAAAAGCACAAATAAAGATAGATGAATATTATTCTGAAAACGTTATTAATGGCATTAGAACTTCAATTGATGAAAAAAAGATACTCAAAGAAGAACAAGAATATAGAAGATCTGATTGGGGTAAAATCAGGAATAAAAGACTGGCACAGTTTGATGCATTTATTGATGGGATAGAAGATCCGGAATTAGCAGATTATCTTATTATCTGTAGTACAAGATTGTTTGGGAAGCCTGAACCCGAAGAGTTGAGGTTAATTCGGGAATACAAAAAGAAGTTTGGTAATGTTAAAAAGATTTATTCACATATAAATGAGGAGGATTGAAAATGAAACAAGATGTAATTGCAAAAGTATATGTTAATGCTGACGGAGTTGATCTTGGTACTACATTTATTAAAGCTCATTATACTAATCCAGACTTTGGTATAAGACCTGAGTGGGAAGAATACAAAGATGGAGAACAACGTAGGATAGATGCTATTAATGCAATATCAAAACATATTGGCTCTATGGTCATATTATTTACTTGGGTTGAGCTACACGGTGCTTATTCAATCTCGGCTACATTCCATTTTAAAGAAGCTTTTGTCTCTCACGGGCTTTTGATTAAAGAAGAATATGCAGAAGATCAGAAGATTTGGGATGCTTTCATAAAGGCTTTATTGAATGATGAGCAATGGAATGATGTATTTGCGGAAGCGGGTGTTGATAGAACAATATTATTTTATTGTGAATCATATTAGATAGCTAAGAACTTGTAGATATAAGAAAGCTTATTAATAAGAAGTAAGCCTCTATGTTTCAAAGATAAGAGGGCTCTGAAGTAGGAAGCCGGCAGGATAATATAAGATGGTAGGACGAAGTCCGATGGGTTCGCTGATGATATTATCTAAAATTAGAGATGTTTTTATGTTTGGTAATTAAATTATAAAAAGTTAAATAAATGTTGACAAAAGAAAATTTAGATATTAATTTTGAAATATCAATTTTATAAAATAATATTAATTGAGGAGAAGTTCAGATGATTAATTTAAATTTATTGTCTCATTTTGTTCTAGGCTATATAATTGAATCTTTTTTATCATCAAGAGAGAAATCATATTATGCTTCAACTTCAGAGAGAGAAGACTATTTGAATGGTTTTCAAAATAAGTTACTTGAAGAAGTAAAGATTAGAGGATTTGACTCTTTTGATTCATTTATTAAATTTGTTAATCTTGAGTTGAAAAGAGTATATAAATAAACGGATGTATTATATTTGTTTTGTCAATCAAAAATAATATTTAAGGAAATTAAAATGGCTACTAGAACTACACTTCAAAATAACATTAACAAATTAAAAATGATCGTTATATCAGAAACAGGATCGCCGAACAAAAAGGGCTTTAAGAGAACAAAACCTCTTTATAAAATGAATTTTGTTCAAGCTCTTCACCGGATTGGTTTTAATAACTACGCGTTGGCTAAAGCTGCTGGTATGAGTATTGCAGACTTTAAAGCTATCACCGGTATATCAATTCAAGAAGCAAAAGAAAACAAATCGTTGCAATTAAAAAGATCGAAACTGAACATGGCTTTATCTACATTGGCTAATAGAGTTATTCGTCATAATGGAAAAGCCGGATATGTTCTCGGATATTAATTAGTAGCCTCCTTAACTATTTATGATTGACTTGATCCCGGATCATATTAACCATCCGGGATTTTTTATGCGCGCAAATGGACAGAGATAAGCCTGCGAACACCATGGAAGTGGGTAGTTATAATATAAGGATAAGATATGGCTTTTACGATTTTACCTATTACACAACTCACCCAATACTTCTCACAAAATTTTTACATTTCACCTTATATAACCAAATATAATACTTATCTATTCACCACCCACTTTACACTTGTCAATACACAATTCCCTACATTGTAATGTATATAATATACAAAGCAATTGAAACAACATGAACAACAAACTATATTAAGACCTTAATATCGGATTAGCCATATAGGATAATAAGATACTAATGTCCGATTTCCACGGGATTCGCTATAAGTATAAAGTATTTAAATCTAAAGCAATTTCACGGGAGTCGCAAACTACATTAAGACCTTAATATCTTTTTTAGGTACATCGAAAAGCGGATTGTTAGTCCGCTTTTCTTTTTATTACTTAGCTTCGGTTTTAACTTCGGTTTTAACTTCGGTTTTAGCTTCGGTTTTGGCTTTGGTTTCGGCTTTGGTTTCAATTTTACTTTGAACAGTTTCAACTTTTGAAAATCGTTTTTTCAATCCGGTTAAGCTGAAAAGTAAAACGTTTCCTTTTTCAACGAATGAAACTGCGCAAATATCACCATCAATAGAAACAAACTTCTTTGAGTTAGCAATTTCTTGAATAGCTTCAAAGTTTAAACCGCCATCTTTTACCACTTGATTTTGAGAGATACCCAAATTTTTACTTTTTTGGCAATAGTGCCTAAAACTTGAAAAAGGCTCAATTTTTGATGAATGGTTTTTTAAACCAATTCCTGAGTAACTGCCTAAGTAAATGTTTCCAGCTTGCAGGTGAGTTTTTAAATTCTTACTCTCATCAGTTGAAAAGGGGACTTCAAGGGCTTTTTGAGCTTCTGAAGATTGGGAAGTCCGTGAGTTAATGTTTACGGAATCACTGAATTTTTGCTCTGACATAATATTACTCCTATTTGATTTGGTTTTTATTTTAGCTTAATTACCTTAATTAAGCTGTTTAAAAATAATTTCTTTTTTTACTAAAGTCAAGTTATTTTTTTATAAAGTTGCTTTTTATAAAGTTATATCTTAAGTCTAAAACTTATAAATTTGTTGTTTAATGTCATTTTTTAAGTCATGTTTCAAACCATTATATTTAACCTCAGTTTGAAAAATTGGACTTGGTTTTTTTTGTTCATTTAAAGCTATGGAATGCCTTACCATATTAGCCGATACATAACTTTTCTTTTTATTAATTTGATTTGCCATGCTATTACCCTTAAAATATAAAATTAAATGATTCATTATTTAAATACCATGCCCACCCCAATAACCAAAAAATACCGCTTAATATTGCTAAAAATAAACCTACTCCATTTTCTTGCTTATCTTCAACTATTTTCATTTTAACCTCTTAATATGTGATTGTTTAAGTCTTGATTATTATTTCTTTTATTTCCTGATGTTAATTTTGCTGTTGCAACCTCATCAATTAGAACCCTAAAAACTTGATTTTGATGAATTAAAGTTGCTTCTGTTTTATTAAGATTTAAAACTATAGTCCAACCCTTGTATCTCCCATAGGTTACTTTAGATTCAAAGTATCTTATTTTGTTTCCAATTGCAGTAACTATTCTAAATTCTTTTTTTATTGTTTCCATGTTTATATCTCAATTAATTACTAAATGAAACTTAATGAATGTATAAACAAAAATCAATACTTTGTAAAAATAAATAATATATATTTTGTGAACTATCAAGACTCAAACTATTACAACTCAAAAAAAGTTTCAAAGATATATGACGGGCGTCGCCTTGTCTATACACCATAACCTTGAAAATAAGCATTTCTACTGTGGACATGTTTCCGTCTTTGTCACTTGACAACTATAATACAACTCAATTGACAACTTTTTTTATCAATGAGAAGCCCGTATCCGGAATAGCCGGTTAGCCACTAAAGCTGATTAGCCACTAAAGCTGATTAGCCACTAAAGCTGATTAGCCAATATCCAATCATCCAATCATCCAATTATTCCACCTATTAACAACTCGCAACGATTTCAAAGTCTAGTCATCTTCCAAAAAATTTCTTAAAAAATTTTTGAACTTACCCGACTCATCCGTCTTTCACATGCCTAAAAAATCTTCACTCAACTTGCAAGCGGCTTCCAATTTGAAATTATACTGAGATATTGAATATCCTTTAATTTTGGATTTTCATAAAACTAATCCAGTGTAAGCAGGACTATATAATTGATAAAATATACGCTAACAAATATCTCCATATTCCCAAATTATAATAAAATTGTATCGCTGTGCTTTGATTGAGTTCTTAGCATATATAGATGGGATAGGCTAAATAAAGCCATTTTAATTTTCCGTAAAAACATAAGTGATCTATCCTAGATGGCAAAACAACAGATAAGACTCGGATCTCTCTCAGAACAATCAAAGACCAAAGATGACCCTGGACAATTTATAAAGACTGTTAGCAGGCAGATTAGTGGCATACGGAAACTTAAAAAACTCCAAGGATATCGGGTTGAAGAAGATACAGCTGAGAGCACTCATTGGTTGATATCGCCAGAAGGAGTTAAACTAAGAAAAATCTGTGGCCATAGAACAACATATGGTCCATGCCTTTTGACTGCAGGATGGGGATCAGATCACAAAGGATTCGGAAAATGTTCGAATCACGGTCGACGGTCATTGTATAATATTCAGCTTTCAACGGCACACAGGCTCCCAGCACGGATGTCAGAATTATTGGAACATGCAGAGGAGCTGGAGGAGAAAGATCTCATGTCTGTTGACACAGAGATCAAAATGCTATATGCTTTGCAAAACTATATTATGACAATGGGTGAAGAAATGACTCTCGACCAAATTGAGACTGTCAGAGGTATCACACTTGATTTGGTGAAAGCCAAGGGTCTGAAAAACAAAATACAGCGAGAATTGCGTCTCGATGCAACCTCCGTCAGAGAATTTGTCCAACAGATATTTGAGATCATTGCTGGAAGAATTCGCGGCCCAGAGGCTAAGAACCTCATGAACGATATTCTGAATCAAGTCATCATTCCGTTTAGAAATAAAGATAGAATACATTCTGGAGAAATAGATCCAGACCAAATGAAAAATTCATTTTTGAAAAAAGTTGAAGCTGCTATTCCTGTGGAGTAATCATGGCTGGAGTTGTGAATTCTGAAACATATTATCTTGGTGCAATCAAAGCTAAAAGGCCGAAAGGTTTTCTGGGGAAATGGTATTTCATTGACCTGAGATTATGCTCTGATAAAGAAGCCATATTAAATAGATTAAAAACTTTCTCAGACTTTGAGTATGACAAGAAATTGTATACTCTGAAAGAAGAAGATGCTGAGAAAGTATGAAGACCTATGTTGATGTTGCGGCTTGGTTAGCCGGTCCTGGTTATAAACCAGTGTATATTCAATGTTGGATTATGCACAAATATAGTGACAGAGTCTATGCCAGAATAAAAGGTTTTACTCTACCAGGCTGGATACCAAAAACATATATCATAACTGAGAAAAGCTCTTAAAACTCTTGGAGACTATAAATGGCAAGAATTATTATTGAACAAGATGACAAAACTGTTATAACTTTGGAAGGATATGAAGCTAGTAAATGGATGTCAAATAATTTGTTAATGGCAAGTAATGCACAAAAACATGGATGCAATCCTTTCGAAAATGACCCAATAAAATGGAATACTTATCTTCCTACAAATCCTGAAAATAGTTATATCAGAAATAGGATAAATGAGATTTTTGAATGAAACTAGAATGGACAAATCAGAAACCAGATCACTGGAGGATAAAATTAGATTATGATGAAACTTAAGAAAGATGATTTAATATTAGTTGATTGGGTAGATTCAAGTGGTCAACCGGGTTGGTTGAGTAAACAAGATTGTCATATTGATATATCACAGTGTCAATCGGTAGGTTTTCTAATTGAATATACTAAAGAAGGTATTTGTTTAGCAGAAAGTCGTTGTACTACAATAGACCATAGGCCTTATAGTGGATTAACATCTATACCAAAACAAGCAATTATAAAAATAAAGAAGCTAAAGTAATGGCAAAAAAAGATGAATCACAAGATTATTTATATAAGTTCGCACAAGACTATATAGATGATTATAATAAAAAGACCACTGGAGCTGTTTTTGAGTGGAATCAACGTATTGCTAATGAGTTTGCACAGATCCCTATTGAAACTTTGATAAAAGATCCATACTTTTTAGGTTTTGGAGATAAAGTTTATGATGGTGTTTTACAAGATATAGTAGATTTGTTTGAAGAGAGAAAGAAAAGACAGGTAAACTTAGTTATTTTCATGGAAGGAATCGGCTCTGGTAAGACAACTAAGTCTTCTATTATTACTTGGCTTCAATGGTTTGAATTGTCCTTGATTGATAACCCACAAGATTACTTTGATTTAGCTCCAAGCTCAGTTATAGCATTGATTAATATGAACCGCACAGAGAAACAAGCTAAAAAGGTAACATTCACTGAAGTCTTTAATCGCTTCCAGTGTGGATTTAATAAAGACTATTTTCCTATTGATTCAAGATTTACAACTGAGATCCGGATCTCAAGAAACAATACTACAATTTTCCCTGGTACAAGCTCTGCTCTTTCAGCATTGGGCTATAACTTATATGGGAGTATTATCGATGAAGCTGCTTTTTTGGAAGTTACTGAGGATTCTAATAAGACTGTTGATGGGAGTTTTGATGCTTGTGAAGAGATGTATAATGCTATTTACAACAGAATGACTTCAAGATTTATGAAACATGGTAAATTACCAGGTATGATCTGTATGATTAGTTCTCCAAACTTTCCCGATGATTTTATGCATAAACAGATGGAATTGCATGATAAAATTGTAAAGGAAGCAAAAGAAAAGGGTACTATTCCAGATTCTGGAATCTTTTACAGAAGAAGACCCATGTGGGAAGCAAAAGGGCATAAATTTTACCCTGAATTTAATGGAGGTTATGATGAAGATGGAAAACTCCATAAAAAAGATAATTTTTATATTGATACTGATAATGCAGAGATTATATCTGATCCAAAAGTCATAGAATTACTTGATGCTGCTGATGCTGCAAACTTTCCAATTGTGTCAATGGAAGCTGAATACCTTTCAAAAGTTGCTAAGTACTTAAAGGTAGGTTAATGAGTGAAGTAAGTCGATTATTGATTTTACAGAAAGACTTAATAAAACTAATAGAAGAACCCATAGAAGAGGAAGATATGCATAACATACCCACATTTAATGTTGTTGATTTAGAAACTACTAATTTGAGTCCTAATGTAGGAGGTGAAGTAGCTGAAATAGCAATTATAAAAGTTATAGGTAATCAAGTAAAAGATGTATATCATAAGTTTTATTCTATTAAAAGCATCTCAGATAAAGCTGCTGAAAGAAATGGCTTATCAGTTGATTTATTGAAAGGATTTCCATCATTTAATACCAAAGAAGTCATAAAAGAAGTGAAAGAAGTACTTGGAGAACATCCAATATATGCACACAGTGCCGCTTTTGAACATGCTTTTCTAGAATTTTATGGTGCTACTGCTCCTAATCATGTTTATATTGACACATTAAAATTATGTAGAGAATCAAGGAATAAACTAGTAAACAATCAATTATCAACTTGGACTTCTACTATGAAGATAACTCATCGGCCTCATGGAGCTTTATCAGATGCAATTGCACTAACCAATTTAATTTTACTCATGGGTTGGCAAATTAATCTACTAGATATAGTAGGGAATAAAAAATGATATATGTAACTGATATTCATGGTCTTGTTAAACCTCATGCCCATCTATTCTCTGATAAGTCTGCAGAAGAATTAGTAATATTTGCTGCAGAGATTTTAGGGTTAGAACCTGATAAAGCACACTGGGTGAATCCGGAAAGAACAACAAAAATAGTTGAGTTTCACTTTAATATTTCTGAAGCAGATAGAAATACTTGCATTTTTCGTGGAGCTAAAGCCATTAATAAAAAGGAATTAGTTAAACATGATTATTCGTGTACCAAAGTCACTACAATCTAGTGCTCAAAGGAATATTGAGAACTTCATTAGAGATATTGCAAACATTACCCAGAGAGGTATACATCCTTTTATCAGACGTAAAAGAAAAATAAAAGACTGCAAGAAACCATATCCTAATTTATTTAATCCATTTACAAAGACTTTTGACCCAGATTTTATCTGCAAAGATACATTTAGACGTTTTATGCATATAGATTTAGGTCAAAATAGAGATGCTGTTGGTATAGCCATGTGCCATGTCCCTTCCTTTGTTGATAGAGAAGTTTGGCTTGAGAATCCTAATGATAAAGATAAATTAAAGATAGAAAAAGTTAAATTACCCGTTGTGAAATGTGACTTCTGGGGTAGGATTACTGTAAGGAAAGGTGAAGATATTATATTAGGTGAAATAAGGGAGCTAATTTATGAATTAGCTCGTCGTCACTTTTATTTTGGTCTTATTTCTTTTGATAGATTTCAATCATTAGATAGTATTCAGATTTTAAGAACTTATGGTTTTAGAGCTGGTCATTTATCTATTGATAGGACAGCACACTGGTTACAACTTGATGATAATGAATTAGGTTATTCAAAGAAGTCAACTGAAGGAAACTATAATGCAGCTCAATATACCTTAAGAGAATTGATTTATGATGATAGATTACATATACCAAATTCAGAAAATGTAGGCTATGATAGAGACTACTTTGAAGATGAATTAAGCTATGCTCAAGAAGTGGGTGCTACTGGTAAAATAGATCATCCACCTGGAGGTACACTTGATGTTGAACAAGCTATATGTGGAGCAACATTCCATTGTGTAATGAATGAAAGGATGTATTATACCACTCAAGCAGAACAAGAATTTGAACAGAATCAAGACCAGTTCTATAAGAACGCTCAAGCACAATATGACAACTATCTATTATCTAATGATGGTAATGGTATCTCAACTGACCCAAGAGATATACAAGATTTAAGATCATCATCTAGATTGAATAATCCGTATCTATAGGATATAAATGAAAAATCCATTTAAGTTCAAAATTAGAATTACTACTCAAGAAACTATTGATACTCAGATTAGTAAAGCTTCTGAAGAAGCTGCATCAGCAGCTGTTAATTTGTTCTATGAGAAACATAAAGAACGAATTGAAAATGAACTTGCAGAAGCTAGAATACTTTCTTCAAATTCAGAATATTTATTTAGTGAGATTGAAAGGAGAGACAATAGTAAAAAAGAGCTTACAGCATTTGTTAAGAAACAATTAGTAAAAGATGAGAAGTTTTCAAAGAATTTTAATGATGTAAATGATATTATGTTAAGCTCTATGGATTCTGTTCCTGAGATTGATTTAACAAACTCAGAACTATGGTTGATTCAAGATGCTTGTTGGACAAAATATGCTTTAGATCCTTTGATAAATGGAATAGTAGATAATTATATTGATTATGTTATTGGTACTGGTATCACAGTTTCTACACCGGTGAAAGAAGTTAATGAAGTTATTTCAGAATTTCGTAGAATTAATTCTATGGAAATAAAAGAAAGAGAAATTGTTAAAAATGCTTTTCTTGATGGAGAGTATTTCTCATTACTTTTTAATAACGCAAAGGGGGATGTGTATTTAAGAAAAGGTCATCCAAAGACAATTGAAGCTATTGAGCCTAATCCTGGAGACATTGAAACTATTTATTCTTACAGACAAGCTTTTGCAAAATATGATTCTGAAGGAAGTTCAATGGGGTCAATGAATCCTCGGTATATAAAAGATATTAATTATGATGAAGTATTGGCTACTGGTATTTTCAGAGAAAGGTCTGTTTATGAAACAGTATTTGAAAAAAATATTGTTATTAAATTTATAAAATTAAATGATGCAGATAAGTTAAGAGGATTACCACCACTAAAAAGGATTCTTAAGCTTACTAAGATGTATGAAAACTTCATGATGGATAGGATGGTTTTAAATCATGAAAGGGCGAAAGTAGTTTGGATAAAGAAGATCCTTGGAAGACCTAATGAAGCAGGTAATGCTAATAGAGCAGTTAATTCGCCTAGAGGCGGAATGATGATGGTTGAGACTGAAGGAGTTAGTTATAGAATTGAATCTGCTAAATTAGAAGCTAGTGAAGCAAAAGAAGATGCATTAGGTCTTTTATATTATATTGGG